GAAGAAATTAATTTTTTGGTTTCATGCGATGCCAGGAACCGTTTCCTTCGTAATCTCGCTTGCAGCCTTGACGGCAATACATTGGTTTTGTTTAACCTAGTAGAGAAACATGGAAAAGTTCTTCGTGATCTAATAGAGGATAAATTAAAAAATGGACGAAGATTATTTTATGTTTCCGGAGAGACCAAAACTTCCGATCGGGAAGCGGTACGCAAAATTGTTGAGAAACAGTCTAATGCTGTGGTCCTTGCTTCTCTTGGCACCTTCTCTACTGGGATCAATATTCGCAATCTACATAACATTATTTTCGCCTCGCCCAGCAAAAGTCAAATCAGAGTCCTCCAATCCATTGGGCGCGGTTTGCGTGTTGCAGAAGACGGACGTGATACAAGGCTCTATGACGTTGCAGACGATCTACGTTGTTCCAGCAAACCAAACTTTACCCTGCGTCATAGCGCCGAGAGAATCAAGATCTATGAAACCGAAAAGTTTCCTTTCAAAATCACAGAGGTGAAATTATGACACAGAATATTTATGATGTTAAACAGTTCAAATTGACCTCAGGTGATGAAATAGTTTGTGACGTGGTAGATTGGCCAGGTAGTGACTCAACTGATATTGTTGTAAGAAATGCAATGCAAATTATAAAAATTACTGAGTCAGTACAACAGCAATATTATATTTTTAGACCTTGGATTCATTACATAGAATCAAGTGACGAATTAATTATTGTTAACAGTGCACATGTAGTTAGTACAACTAACCCAAACAAATTATTATTTGAGCAATATCTTTGGGCAGTGTCAGATATGCATCAAACTTCAACGGAAAGAGTAATTGATTGGCACGCTGAACAACGTGACTATATATCCAAAGTTGCTGAAAAGTTAGCAGAACTAAAAAGAAATGATTCTGACGCGTCAAATATTATTAAGTTCCCAGTACATTGAAATGGTACATACTCTGACTTCGCCAAATAACACTAAGCTGATTATACCTAAATTCTAACGAATAGTCAAACGTTGACTATTGCTTTATTTTATAGTATTATATTTTTTTGAGGTAAATTATGGACAAACAAGAAAAACCGCATTACGTTAACAACGCACAATTTTCCCAAGCAGTTGTTGATTATGTAACAGAAGCAAACTTAGCGAAAGAAAAAGGAACTAAGAAACCCATTGTTCCTGATTATGTTGCTCGCTGTTTCCTTCGTATTGCTGAAGGACTATCACATAAAGCAAACTTTGTTCGCTACACCTATCGTGAAGAAATGGTCATGGATGCAGTAGAGAACTGTCTCAAGGCGATCGAAAACTATAACCTAGAAACTGCAACTCGTACAGGTAAACCCAACGCATTTGCTTACTTTACTCAGATATCTTGGTATGCGTTCCTACGCAGGATTCAGAAAGAGAAAAAGCAGCAGGATATTAAACTAAAGTATCTCTCAGAAACAGGTCTTGAGCAATTGGTATCAGAAGAGGTTGAGAATAATCCTGCTGCAAAACAAACGCAAGCATTCGTTGATGAGTTGCGAGAAAGAATTGATGCCGTTAAAGAAAAAGACGCTGAGGTGAAAGAGTTTACAAAAAAGGAAAGGAAGAAAAGAACTGTTGCGGTTGACTCCGACCTGACTGAGTTTATGATCGACTAATGAAACTCTGGACTATTTGGAAGTACGCTCTTGGCGGATTCTCTGATGACAAAACGGAACCTTACGATAATTATGTTGCACTCCTACGCACTGTTATTGTGGGGGTTAATTTTCTTACGTGTTTTTTTATAATGGCAAACGTGGTGCATAACTGGTGAAGATTGCAATCTTAAACGATACCCATGCAGGTATTCGTAACTCTTCTGAGATCTTTATGAATTATCAGGAGAAATTTTATAGCGAAATATTTTTTCCATTTTTAATCGAAAACGGTATAAATAAAATTCTTCATCTCGGGGATTATTATGAAAACCGTACGACAATTAATTTTAAGGCTCTCAACAGCAATCGCCGTGTATTTCTTGACCGCCTTCGGGATCATAGGATCCACATGGATATTATCCCAGGCAATCACGACGTTTACTACAAGAACACTAATAAGTTAAATTCTCTGAAAGAACTTCTCGGTCATTATATGAGCGAGGTTCGTATTATTGAAGAACCTGAAGTCATTGATTATGATGGTTGTAAGTTTGCCCTGATCCCCTGGATTAATCCTGAGAATGAAAACGCAACAGTTGAATTCATTAAAAACTGCCAGGCAGATATCTGCGGTGCTCACCTTGAACTGCAAGGATTCGAGATGCAGGCAGGCGTACTAGCGCCCGAAGGTATGGACCCAGCGTTGTTTGATAAGTTTGAAATGGTATTCTCAGGTCACTATCATACCAAGAGTCAGCGAGATAACATTTATTATTTCGGAAGTCAAATGGAGTTTTTCTGGTCAGATTGTAATGACAAAAAATATTTTCACATCTTTGATACAGACACTAGAGAACTGACTGCGGTTCAGAATCCAATCACAATGTTTGAAAAAATATTGTACGATGACACTAAACCTATGGCAACAAAGAACCTTGCCTACTTAGACGAAAAATTTGTTAAACTGATTGTGATTAATAAATCAAGTCCCGTTGAGTTTGAGAAATTCATTGACCGGATTCAATTAAGAAACATACACGGTCTTCAGATATCTGAGGATTTTTCTGAGTTTGTTGGTGAAAATGTCAACGACGAAAACATTAAGCTTGACAATACTGACGATCTATTATACACTTATATTGATGCAGTTGAAACCGATCTGGACAAAGATCGAATTAAATCAAAAGTGCGCGAACTGATGATTGAAGCGCAAACCCTTGAGATTGTATGATACACTTTTCTAAGTTAAGATATAAAAACTTTTTATCATCCGGCGACAAATTTACTGAGATAGACCTGCATAGAAACAGAACCACCTTAGTGGTAGGAACTAATGGTGCGGGTAAATCAACGATGCTTGATGCTCTGTCTTTTGCTTTATTCGGCAAAGCGCATCGCAATGTCAACAAACCACAGTTAATTAACTCAGTCAATAACAAAGACTGTTTAGTTGAGGCTGAGTTTGATGCATACGGGCATCAGTTTAAGATCGTTCGTGGTTTGAAACCAACTGTGTTTCAGATATGGAAGAACGGTGATCTGATCAATCAAAACAGTCACGCTAAAGAATATCAAAAGGTACTTGAACAAAACATATTAAAACTCAATCATAAATCATTTCATCAGATTGTCGTTCTGGGTAGCTCATCGTTCATACCTTTTATGCAGTTGCCTTCGCATATTCGTAGAGAGGTAATTGAAGATCTACTAGATATTAACGTCTTTTCTAAAATGAATAGTTTGTTGAAAGAAAAGATTGTTTTATTGAAAGATTCTATTCGAGAGAACGAACACGCTCTTGAGTTGAATAATACGAAGATAGATTCGCAAGAAGATCATATCTTCGATTTAGAAAAAATCTCTGAGACTGCTAAAGAAAAACTAGAAGATGAACTTCATGAGCAGCAAGCAGAGTTGGCCCGCCTGGAGGAACTCGTTGAAGGGTATACTGATACCAAACTTCGAGAAGTTGAGAAGTTATTATTCGCAACTAAGAAACAGATTGACAAACTTGAGAAGTTTGACTTTCAGTTTAATCAGAAGATTAAAAAGTTTGATAAGGATTCCGCATTTTATGAGGATAACGACACATGCCCCACCTGCGATCAAGAGATCACCGCTGATACCAAAAGTAAAAAAATTAACGAAACCATCGACGCGAAAGGAAAGATCGAAGACGCAAAACTAAAATTAAGTCTTGAGATAGTAAAACACTATGAAGAGATGGAATGTAAAGAAAAACTTTTGTCCGAAGAAACATCTAAGTTCCAAAATGTCGAAGTGCATAGACGTGAAATTAAACGCACCAAAGAACGGATACGAAATTTACAAAGTGATCTATCCCAAGGGGGGCAAGACCTGGATTCTCTGCAAACCGCAAAATCTACGCTTGAAGATTTACGAAGATCTCGTGAGGAGATCGTGTCGAGGAAAATGGATCTCGCGGAGGAAAGGGAATACAATAGCGTTATTACAGAGTTGCTCAAAGACTCCGGTATCAAAACCAAAATCATCAAACAATATCTGCCCGTTATTAATCAGCTCACGAACCAATACCTACAAGTCCTCGACTTCTACGTCCACTTTGACTTGGACGAGGGGTTCAACGAGACAATACGATCAAGACACAGAGACGCGTTTTCCTATTCCTCGTTTAGCGAGGGCGAGAAGCAACGCATAGATCTTGCCCTGTTGTTTACGTGGAGGCAGGTTGCTAAAATGAAAAACTCAGTTGCTACCAATCTATTAATACTTGACGAAACGTTTGACTCATCCCTTGATACAGACGGGGTTGACAATCTGATTAAAATATTAGATACTTTAGGTGATGATACAAACGTATTCGTCATCTCGCATAAGGGTCAGCAGTTAGAGGATAACTTTGACTCTAAGATTGAATTTGATAAACGAAAAAACTTTAGCGTGATAGTATGACAAAAGTAATTGTTGCTGAACAAAAACTAAATTGCGAAAATAAACTCGGTAAGTATATGGAAGAATCTGACTACGACTTATTGGTCGAGGAAGATATGGATTTCTATGCACCGATTCAAGAACTTGGTCGAACTGAACCATCAGAGCAAGAATGCATTTTTAAGTTTCGTAAGAATAGATTTACTGCTGATGAACAACTTGGCGCTTATGAAGGTTTGGTCGGTGCTGCTCAACCAACTCAAAACCGTGGACTTGCCGCAGGTCCAAAGGGTGAGCGTATCGGTAGTCGAAACTGGTGCACTGAAGAACAGATTGAGATAATGGATCATCTTATCAAAGGTAGCGGTTCATTGTTTAGCGATGACCCTATTGCTGAGATACGTGAAAAGCATAGGAAGATGAAAGTTAAACCTGAAAGTCGAGGTATTGTCTGGGTCATAACTAAAATTGAAGCAGATGGTTATGAGTATGATAACTTCTTCGATACTAAGATCGAAGAGATATTGAAACTTCCTTACGCCGATCGTCGCGGTGCGGCAAAACATATGTTTGAAACGTATGTGTCTAAAACAACCTATGCGAACCAGGTTCTTTCCGGTATCGCTGGTTTCTATGATCGTTACCCGCGCATTCCTTATGGTAGAGCAACTTCATATACTGAACATAATTTTCAAACCTATGAAAAATGTTATCCCTTCATGAGGAAACTGTCAAATGAGTTTTCTCGCCTTCTACCTGAAAGATATTCAAGGCAGCAGCATTTTGCTGATAAACTTGACAAAAGGTTCCGCGTTGCTGGCGAGGATACACCGTTCACTACCGTTACTGTGAACAAAAACTTTCGTACATCTGCTCACCGAGATGCTGGTGATTTACATGAAGGTTTCTCAAACTTAACTGTTGTCGCTAAAGAAAAGGATTGGCAGGGTGGATACCTTGTCTTGCCTGAATTCCGCGTTGCTATTAACGTTCGCCCTGGCGATCTTCTGTTAATCAACAACCATGAAGGTATTCATGGTAACACTGAGATAATTCCATCTGATGGGAAAACTCTTGAAGAAATGGAACGTATCTCATTGGTTTGCTATTTCCGCGAAAAAATGTTAGAATTAGGTTCGTGGGAATATGAAAACTATCGATATGACTTTGTGGTCGACAGAAAAAATAATCAGTCGCATTCTAACTGGAAACCATTATGGAATGGTGTGAGTGAAGGTATGTGGGAATCTCAAGAGTGGTTTGATTATTTAAAAAGTAAAGGTGGTTCGGACATGCTAAATACGTACCATCCGAACAACTCAAAATCTAGTCTTGAGGATTTTTTTATATGATGAAAATAAAAGTAAGTATTAATAAATCTAATGGTCACAGCGTAATAGACTGTATTGATTTAGATTTTGATTCAAAAGAAAAAACTGAACTTGCAATAATGTTCCTAAAGTGGTGTGGCGCTAAAATTGCATGGGAAAAAGAAAACCTTTCAAAAAAAAGAGTGTGCTTACTTATTAACCAGAAGAAAAAAGTGTCGGGTAGGCAAGAATTTCATTTTGAAGTAAAGAATTATGATTGATTATAAAATAGCAGTTCCAAGTTACAAACGTCCAGAAACTATTCAAAACAAAACATTGAAAGTTTTTGAGCAACATAACATCCCTCCTGAAAGAGTTACTATCTTCGTTGCTAATGAAGAAGAACACGCAGCATATACACAAGCTCTCGCTGATCATTCTTATGGTAAAACAATTGTAATCGGTGTTCCTACTATTGGCGCTCAACGTAACTTTATTGAAAAGTATTATCCCGAAGGAACTTACTTGATGATGTTTGATGATGACATCGACGAAGTTCAACGAAGGCAGGATGAAAAAACCCTTGTCCCTATTGACGACCTGTATAAAGAAATTATTGAGCAGGGGTTTACCGAATGTGAAAAGGCGAGCGCTAAGACGTTCGGAATATATGCAGCATCAAACGCATATTTTATGAAAGATCGAGTCTACACTAAACTCTGCTACATTATTGCTTCTATGTTTGGTGTGATTGTTGAACATGATGACGCTTTGGCGCGTGAGACAAATCATGGTGAAGATTATGAATACAGTCTTAGACAGTATGTGAAACACGGTAAACTGTGTAGACTCGATAACTATACAGTGAAGAGCAATTATTACAAAGAAGAAGGTGGACTACAAACTGTTCGAACAAAAGAGTATGTCCATGAGTCTATCAGTAAGATTGCTAAAATGTTTCCTGATCTTTGTAGCATGTACATTCGTAAGTCAACGGGCAACGCTGAACTTCGATTGCGTGATACGACGAACGGAAAGTATCAAAAAGCTGAATCAACACTTGAGGAGTTTTTCGTTTGAACATAGATGACATTCTAGATCGCAAATGGCATTCTCTCAACCAGTTGAAAGATCATATTGAAAAGTCTGGTGACATAAAGATACATGATTTTAACGGATGGTCATTGAGCACTAATGTTGGACGGTTTACATTATATGATGAAACTGTCTCATTGGTTGACAATGACTAAAAAATCACGTATACTATATAAATCTTACAAAAAGGATATATCATGGAACTTAGTGAATTGACAATGAATGTGTTTCGCAACTATGCGAGCATTAACCCAAACGTTGTTATTAATGAAGGTAACACTCTTAAGACTGTATCTGAGGCAAAGAATGTTCTCAGCACAACAATCTTAGATGTTGAGTTTCCTAAGACGTTTGGTATCTACGACCTAACTGAATTTCTCAGCGTCATCTCATTGGTAGATGCGCCGCGACTAAAGTTTGAAGAGGATCACTGTATTATCAGTGACAACTCTGGTCGTTCTAGAATCAGATATTATTATTCTGATCTCGATTTGTTGACGAAACCTTCGCGCGATATTGTTATGCCTGAGGCAGATGTAAGTTTTACTCTTGATCGTGAAACACTTTCACGAATCAGAAAAGCATCATCAGTTCTCGGTCATAATGAAATGAGCGTGAGCGTTGTCGACAACGTGTTATCTGTATCAGTTATAGATAATACAACTTCAACTTCTAATGTGTTTACAATTGATGTTGATGGTACATTTACAGACCCTAACTTCAATTTCATTTTTGATATTAGGAATCTGAAAATGATTGACGGTGATTATGATGTGTCTATTTCATCTCGAAATATTTCACACTTCGTCAATAAGGAAACAGCAATTCAATACTGGGTTGCGCTTGAAAAAACTAGTACATTTGGAGCATAATAATGGACGAAAAAATGGTTGAACTCGCAAACCGCGTAACTCGCAGCACTGTTGCAGTTATTGATACTGTTGCTGGACGTGGTGGATTTCGTGGTGAAGAACTTGCTACCATTGGACAACTTCGCGATCAATGTATCGCCTTGATCCAGTTGGTTGAGCAAGCAACTTCTGAAGAAGGTGAAGAACCTGCCGCTGAGTAATTCTAATTAACTCCCCCCTGTGAACTTACCTTATATTATGATTGGAGTTAATTATGAAAAAAGATTTTCTTTGGGTAGAAAAATATCGCCCATCTAAAATAGCGGAAACAATCCTTCCAAAACAACTGAAAGAAACCTTTCAGAATATTGTCAGTTCTGGCGAAATGCCCAACATGCTTTTCGCTGGTACTGCCGGTCTAGGCAAAACCACAGTTGCTAAGGCATTGTGTAATGAACTTGACTGTGACTATATTTTAGTCAATGGTTCTGAAGAGGGCAATATCGATACATTGCGAGGCAAGATTAAAAAGTTTGCCTCGTCTGTCTCTTTGACCTCTGGTTACAAAGTTGTTATCCTTGATGAGGCAGACTATCTGAATCCTCAGTCAACTCAACCTGCATTGCGTGGGTTCATTGAAGAGTTTTCAGATAACTGCCGATTCATTCTTACCTGTAATTTTAAAAACCGAATCATTGAACCACTGCATTCCAGGTGCGGTGTTTATGAATTCAACACAACCAAGAAAGAAATGCAGGGTTTATGTGCTGACTTCTTCAATCGGTTGATCACTATCTTAGAGCAAGAACAAGTCGAATACAACAAGGATTTGTTGGCGCAGTTGATTATGAAACATTCTCCTGACTGGAGAAGAATAATTAATGAGTGTCAGCGTCATTCTATTGGCGGTGTATTATCAACAGAAGTTTTGCTCAACTCTGACAACAGCAACTACGACAAGTTGTTTTCTTCGATCAAAGAAAAAGATTTCAAGAAGATGAGGACTTGGGTTGTCAACAATATTGACATGGACCCTGCGGCAATTTTCCGTTCGATCTATGATCAGATGTATGAAAAGATTGAACCTAATTCTATTCCTCAGTTAGTTTTAATCCTAGCAGATTATCAGTACAAGAATGCATTCGTTGCTGATCATGAACTTAACATGGTTGCTTGTCTTACTGAAATTATGGCAAACGTGGAGGTCAAATGAAAATAGTAATCGCAGGATACGGTGTTGTCGGCAAGGCAATACACTATGCGCTCGAACATCATCCTATGTTTCATAGCGGATATATCGGTAGTCAGAATGTAGAAAAAATGAAACGTATGGAACATTCAATTTGGGTAGACGATCCAAATGAATTGAAGTATGACGGAAGAACGTACCACAATATTGATACAAGCGTTATAGGCCAGGTTGACGGTGTAATTGTTTGTGTTGCTACGCCGATGCGAGAAGACGGAACTTGTAATACTGACAACGTCAATGATGTTTTTGACAAATATGGTGACACAAAATATCTGATCAAATCAGCAGTTGACCCTGTTTGGTTGACACAATATGCCAAAGCATCCAAAGGTACATACACATATTCTCCTGAGTTCCTTGGCGGTTCTAATTCCAATAGAGATGCCACTGAAGAATTCAAAGAACAAACGTTTGCAATTTATGGTGGTGATGATTGTCGCTGGTGGGATGAATTGTTGAGACCTTGTTTGACTGAATTGAAAGAGGTGAAGTATTGTTCATTAGAACAAGCAACATTTGCCAAGTATGTCGAGAATTCTTTTCTCGCTACAAAGGTTACTTTCTTCAACGAGATGTATAGAATCTATAATGAAATTGGGTTCGAAGGTTTTGATCAAATGGTAGACGCGATTACAATTGACCCGCGCATCGGTAGGTCTCATAGTCAGGTTCCTGGACCAGACGGAAAGTTTGGTTGGGGTGGACATTGCCTACCGAAAGATGTTAACGCTCTTAGAATGATAAGTAAACATACGCCACTGCTAGATGCTGTGGTTAACGCTAATAAGGAACATAGATCATGATTTCTACAAGTTTTGAAACCGTTGAAAAAGCGCTACGCCAATGGCACTATGACATGAAAGATCCCCGCTTGGATGGATTCACTGGTTGGGGTCAGAAGCAGAAACTGTACCAAACTAAAAAATTGTTGGACAGTATTCTTTCTGATCCCGACCTCCCCACTTACGTTGGTGAAGAAGAGTGGTTGAAAGAAAATGAATCCATTTGAGTTTGTTAATGCTATCAATGACAATAAAAAGGACTTGATGGTTGACGATCTGGTAGAGAAAGAGTATCTTCCATTTATCGTCAACCGTCAGTTATCTTATTTTCAAGATACTATTTTCGCTGCAAATGAGATGAACGTTCAAAGTCACATCGACAAGAAACTACAATTTCATTTTTTACTAAATATCATTAGAAAAAGAAAACGGTTTACCAAATGGGGTAAACCTGATGTTATAGATGATATGGATGCAGTGAAAGAGTATTATGGATATAGCAATGAAAAAGCACGCCAAGCTCTGTCGCTCCTGTCTCAAGAAGAACTAGAACAAATAAAGAGTAAGGTGAACAAAGGTGGAAGAAAATAAAGTTTGGGCTCCGGCAGACATGCTGGAAGTCACATTGAATGAACCAGATGATTTTCTCAAAGTCCGTGAAACATTAACACGAATGGGCGTTGCCTCAAGAAAAGAAAATAAACTTTTTCAATCATGTCATATTCTGCACAAACAAGGCAGATATTTTATCGTGCATTTCAAAGAGTTGTTTTTGCTCGATGGTAAAAAATCAAACCTAGAAGAAAATGATGTTCTTCGTAGAAATACTATCGCAGTATTACTTTCTGATTGGGGTTTAATTGATATCGTCGACAAGCAGAAAGCAAAAGAATGCGCGCCTCTTAGACAAATTAAAATCATTTCTCATAAAGAAAAAGATGATTGGGATTTGTGCCCGAAATATAATATCGGCAACAAAAATTAGTTGACTTTTTAAAAGAGAAAGTGTATATATATTAACGACTACGCGGAATGGTCCGGTAGTTAGACAACAATCTCGCTTAAAGATAAGGAGACCGTTATGGTTAATACAAGAAGCAAAGTGTTTTCGTTCCCACATTCTCGTTTCATTGGTTTCGACCATGTCTGGGACGAGGTAGAAAGACTAACTGCCATTGGCGCAAATGAGAAGGGTTTTCCCCGTCACAATATTGTAAAATATAGTGAAACGGAATACGCTATCGAACTTGCACTCGGCGGTTACGAAAGAGCTGATTTAGAAATCGAGGCAAAACCTGGGGTTCTAGTCATCAAGGGTAATCCTAAAGAGGAAGAAGGTAAGACGTATCTTCACAAAGGGATTACTACCAAGAAATTCGTGGAAACATTTAGACTCGCTGACCATGTTGTCGTTGATGGAGCTGGATTCGTCAACGGTTTACTAGTCATTAATTTGAGAGTTGAACTGCCCGAAGCACAGCGTCCGAGAAAGATCGAAATCAAAATCTAACTCATAAGGACGTTAAAATGAAAAAAGAAATCATGACCGCATGTAGCGGTGTAATCTTTGCTGCAGCATTAGCAGCACAACCTGTACAAGCAGATCCTCAATCATATGTCGCAAAGGCATCTGAGGAAGGTAAGTTTTGTGCAAAAGTAGAAGTACGTGATGTAACTGGTCAAACCCGCATGAAGCGTAAGTGTCGCACTATCGCTCAGTGGGAGAAGATGGGTTACCAAGTAACTACACCAGTACGAGTAGATCTTGGAGAACAGCATGCTGATTAAACTACGCAATGTTGCTTTAGGAGTGCTGTTGTTTGGTGCTATTGCCGGTGGTTTCGCGGGTCCGATTATGTACCCCGAAATGATGGTAAATGCAACATATATGCCGCACCTATGATCTAATGTGGTTGGGTTTTGCGTCGTTCCCGTTTGAAAAACGGCGCGCCACCTTTTGACTTCCGCATTACTTTATAATATAATGAGTGTATGAATTTTTATACAAACGTATCCCGTAAAGGCAACGCCATTCTCTACCGTGGTTACAAAGACGGCAAGAGAGTGAAAGAAAAATTTAAGTTTGGACCAACTATTTTCGAAACTAGTCGAAACCCCTCAGGAAAATACAAAACCCTGTACGGTCAGTTAGTTGAACCCGTAACTTTTCCCACAATGAAAGAAGCATCTGATCACTTTAGAAAGTATGAAGATGTGACTAATCACAACGTCTATGGCATGCAGAATTATGTTTGTCAGTTTCTTGCTCAAGCATTTCCAAAAGATGTAAAGTTTGATCGTGAGCAAATCAACGTAACGACTATTGATATTGAGGTTGCTTCCGATCAAGGGTTTCCCCTCCCGGAAGAAGCAAAACACCCAGTCATCTCAATCACCTGTAAGAATAACATCGACAACATTTATTACGTCTGGGGTTTGTATGAATATGATGTTTCTAAGACAGATAAAAACGTAACGTATTTTTATTGCGAGAACGAGAACAATCTTCTTCAATCATTTGTTGGTTGGTGGTCATCGGCAGTAAATGTTCCTGACGTTGTTACTGGTTGGAACACTCGGATGTTTGATATACCGTATCTCGTTAATCGTATTAATTCAACGCTTGGTTCTGAGGAAACTAAAAAACTTTCCCCTTGGGGTTTGATTAATGACCGTCTCGTTCATACTAGAACTGGTCAAGAAGTAAACACATACGACCTTGAAGGTATTTCTCAACTTGATTACTTTGATCTGTTTCAGAAGTTTGGTGTTCTGACATATGGACAGCAAGAGTCATTTAAACTGGACCACATTGCTCACCAGGTTCTCGGCGAAAATAAACTATCATACGATGAGTATGGTTCGCTCCACTCTCTCTATAAGCATGACTATCAGAAGTTCATTGATTATAATATCAAAGACGTTGAACTTGTAGATCGCCTTGAGGAAAAGATGGCATTGATTACCCTAGCAATGACCATGGCGTATAAAGCAAAGAGTAATTATAACGACGCGTTTGGAACTACTCAGATATGGGATTCAGTTATTTACAACGAACTACTCAAGGAAAACATAGTAGTTCCGCCCAAAGAATTGAAGACCAAGAACAAGATTGTCGGCGGGTTTGTGAAAGACCCAAAGATCGGCAGAACTGATTGGGTTTGTTCTTTTGACCTGAACTCTCTTTACCCTAACATTATCGTACAGTATAACATGTCGCCCGAAACCCTGACGCTAGAGGGTGAAGGTGACTTTGCTCAGGCAGCAAACGGTAGTTGTTATCGTAAAGACGTTGAAGGTATTATTCCCAAGGTAATTAAGAAGTTCTATGCTGACCGCGTTGAAGCAAAAGATAAAATGCTCGAGGCAAAGAAAAAGTATCAAGAGGCACCAACCAAAAAACTTGAGAACGATATCACTATCTTTGACAATCAGCAGATGGCAATTAAGATTTTGATGAACTCTCTTTATGGTGCTTTGGCTAACAAATGGTTTCGATACTTTGACCTGAGAATTGCTGAAGCGATTACAACTACAGGTCAGCGTGCCATTCTAACAGCAGAAAAGTCAGTCAACGATGAGATGAATAAATTACTATCGACTGACGAAGACTATGTTATTGCGATTGATACTGACTCAGTTTACATTGACATGTCTAAACTAGTTGAGAGTAACAAACCAAAGAACCCTGTTAAGTTTCTTGATGGTGTTTGCCAACACTTCGAAAAGGTTATCGCCAAGGGTTATGATCAGTTCGCCAAAGAAACAAATGCATATGAAAATCGTATGGTTATGAAGCGCGAAGCGATTGCTGATCGTGGTATCTGGACAGCAAAGAAAAGGTATATTCTGAACGTTCATAATAACGAGGGCGTTCAATATGCCGAACCTAAACTTAAGATCATGGGTATTGAGGCAGTCAAGTCCAGTACACCTCAGGTGTGCCGCGACAAGTTTGAACAAATATTCAAGGTAATTATTTCTGGAACTGAAACAGATACTCAAAAGTTTATCGCAGATTTTAAAAATGAGTTCTACAACCTATCGCCCGAAGAGATTGCCTTTCCCCGAACAGTACGAGATGTTAAAAAATGGAATGATAGAAAAACAATCTACACTAAGGGTACGCCGATTCATTCTCGCGGATCTCTGCTATATAACTATCACGTTCTGAAAGAAAAACTTGATCAGAAGTATGAGATTATCAAAGATGGTGAGAAGATCAAGTATGTCTATCTAAAGGTTCCTAACAGGATCAGGGAAAACGTCATCGCGTTCCCAAACAACCTGCCATCTGAATTAAAACTTCACAAAGATATTGACTACAACATTATGTTTTCAAAATCTTTTCTTGAACCGCTGCTTCCTATCTTACATGCTATTGGATGGGAAGATTCTCCCAAGGCGTCATTGGAAGATTTCTTCGTTTGACATTCGTAACGAAATAGCATAGAATAACATATATGTTTTCCTTGACTATATTTAAAAATACATTTGACAACAAAACACACCGTCAAATGTCTTTCGACACTTGGGAAAAGTTCTCGGAACTGCTCATGAATTTATTTGAAAAAGAAGGCGCTAAAGGTGGACCAAACTCTTCTCCCCTTATTAGTCCTGCTGTTTATCATACTGATAGCACCCGTTCTAATAAGAATGTTAATCGTTGGGGTCGTTGGTGTGCTGTCGATGTTGACGATTATAATCCTGTGGGCGATCTCCGTGGAACTATACGGTCAATATGCGGAGAGTATGAATTTATTTGTTACTCAACTGCTTCATCTACTGCAATCCAACCTAAATTTAGATTGGTATTCCCTCTGACAGATGAGGTGCCAGGTGACAAGATACCACATTTTTGGTATGCTCTTAACAAGAAACTGAAAGACATAGGAGACAAACAAACTAAAGATACTTCTAGAATGTACTATGTTCCTGCGCAGTATCCAGATGCATTCAACTTCATCTTTGCTAACAGCGGTAAGTTTATGAACCCGTTTGATCTGATGGAGGCATATGAGTTTACGGCAGAGACGAAACATAAAAACTTCCTAGATAAACTTCCACCTGCAGTTCGAGATCAAGTTATCAATTACAGAAAAGAGCAAGCGCAAAACAATGACATACACTGGACATCTTATCGTGACTGTCCGTTCTTTCCTAAGCGCCTTGCTCAAGAGTATATGACTATCAGCGGAACAGGTTGGTATCACAAAATGTTTCAGATTATGGTTGCTATTGCTGGCAATGCAGTCAAATCAGAATATCCCATAACCCCAAAAGAAATTGCTGATTTATGTAGAGAGTTTGACAAAGATACAGGAAATTGGTATGATAATAGACCTCTAGAACTTGAAGCAAACAGCGCAATTGAATTCATTTATAGGAACTAAAATATGTCACTAATGGCTAAACTACAAAAGAACAGTAAACTCAAGCATACTCAGCGCCTTGATAAGTCAGAGTTCTTTACAAACAAAGAAATGGTTAAGACCGACGTCCCAATGCTCAACGTGGCGCTCTCAGGATCCGTTGAGGGTGGTTTGGCGCCAGGTCTTACCGTTTTAGCGGGTCCATCTAAGCATTTCAAAACTTCGTTTGCCTTGAAGATTGCCGCAGCATTCCTAGAGTCTGACCCTGAAGCAGTTATGTTGTTCTATGATTCAGAGTTTGGTTCACCTCAGTCATACTTCGATACGTTTGGTATTGATACTTCTCGTGTTCTTCATGTTCCAATCACTAACGTTGAAGAATTAAAGTTTGACTTGATCGGTCAACTTGATAACATCGAGAATGGTGAAAAAGTTATTGTGGTCATCGATTCAATTGGTAACCTTGCATCTAAGAAAGAACTCGAGGATGCTCTCGATGAGAAGTCAGTTGCTGATATGTCACGAGCTAAGGCACTGAAAGGTTTGTTTCGTATGACCACACCATATCTGACTATGAAGAATGTGCCTCTTCTGGCAGTCAATCACACCTACAAAGAAATTGGTTTGTTTCCCAAGGATATTGTTGGTGGTGGTACTGGAATATATTATTCCGCGGACAACATCTGGATTCTTGGACGCCGACAAAATAAAACTGGTACAGAGGTAACTGGTTATGATTTTATCATCAACGTGGATAAATCAAGGTATGTTAAGGAAAAGAGTAAGATTCCTATTACTGTTTCATGGGACGGTGGCATTGATCAATACAGCGGTTTGCTTGATGTTGCTATGGCCGGTGGGTATGTTGTAAAACCATCAAACGGTTGGTACCAAAAAGTAGGCGTAGAAAAGAAGTATCGAGCATCAGAACTTAACGCTGAATTTTGGGAAGATATTTTTGCCACAACTGATTTCGAAGAATTTATTCAGCAAGTATATATGATCGGTCATAAGTCATCCGTTGAGTTGGATATTGAAAATGAACTTGAATAAAGTATCAGAGGGTATTCATTACAATCTGATTCCTAACGATGATCCTAATAGTCAAGCGTGGTACGTTAGAATAGAAGAAGGCGACTTCGTTGAAACTGTTATACGTTATGGCGCTATCTCTTTCAATGAAGAGCAAGAATGTTTAAATTTCAATTTTGAAATCGTTAGCACGCCTGACTCAGAGTTAAGCACAACTTCTGCTAATCTGCAAGAATATGTTGGTTTGATTCTTGAGGATATACTTGAAAAGGCAATTGCCGAAAACGCTTTAGTTACCGAGGAAAGAACTTGACAATTGAATTAGAAAAAACAATTCTTCGTAACATGTTAACGCAAGAATCTTTTATGAGAAAGGTTCTTCCGTTTATTAAGAAAGAATACTTCGAGGGAGTCTACCGTGAGTTGTTCAATCAGGTAGTGAAGTTTGTACAGAAGTACAATAAACTCCCAACCCAAGAGGCATTAAAGATTGAACTTGATGAGGTTTCAATCAATGCCGAAATGTATACGCACGCTGTTGACATTCTACCTGACATCTTTACGCCGAAGTCAGAAGATTCGGAATGGTTACTCGACACAACTGAGAAATGGTGCCAAGATCGTGCGTTACATAATGCCATTATGGAATCAATTACGATTCTTGATGGTAAGCATCAGAAACTGAGCAAGAATGCCTTGCCCGATCTGTTGCAGAAAGCCCTGGCAGTTTGCTTTGACACAAACATTGGTCATGATTACTTAGTGAATGTTGAAGAGCGATATAACTTTTACCATGAGCAAGAAGAACGCATACCTTTTGACCTTGAACTTTTCAATAGTATTACAAAAGGTGGGTTGCCTAACAAGACCCTTAATATTGCGCTTGCTGGTACTGGCGTAGGTAAGAGTCTCTTCATGTGTCATTGCGCTGCCAGTGCGCTTTCGCAGGGTCGTAATGTTTTATACATAACCCTAGAAATGGCGGAAGAGCGTATCGCTGAGAGGATTGACTCTAACCTGATGAACACGCCGATTGATCAGTTGGAACATATGTCCAAGAGTATGTTCACCGACCGAATCGAAAAGATTGCGGCAAAGACAAACGGCAAGTTGATCATCAAGGAATATCCAACTGGTCAGGCACACGCTAGTCATTTCCGTGCACTGTTGAATGAACTTAAACTCAAGAAGTCTTTCAGACCTGAAGTCATAATTATTGACTACCTAAATATTTGTGCTTCTTCGAGAATGAAAGGAATGGGCGGTGCCATTAATTCCTATTCATACATCAAGGCAATCGCTGAAGAGATTAGAGGTCTCGCTGTTGAGTTTGATGTTCCAATTATATCGGCAACTCAAACAACTCGTTCAGGTTTCTCCAACTCAGATCCCGGACTTGAAGATACTTCAGAGTCATTTGGTTTGCCAGCAACTGCTGATCTTATGTTTGCACTAGTTTCATCTGAGGAACTAAACTCTAAAGGTCAAATTATGGTGAAGCAGTTGAAGAACAGATATAATGATCCCAACGTAAATAAAAGATTTGTTGTTGGTATTGATCGCTCTAAGATGAGATTGTATGACGTTGATAACAGCGAGTCTCAGCAACTCGTTGATGATACGCCTCCGGTATTTGATAATTCTGATGCAGGTAAAAGAGTTTCCGGTGAGAAACTGAGTTCAATTAAAATAAGGTGATAACTATGGATCCATATGCTCAAACTGCTTTCACTGTAGCGTGTATGGTTGTTGCATATACTTGGGGATATCACAGCGGTTTTAAAAGCGCCTGCTTTCAGACAGGTAGTTTTCTTCTAGAGATATTTAAGATGAAAACTGCCACTTACCTAGAGGACGAAATTATCTTCGAGGACCATTATGGAAAAGAACGAAAAGCAACAGAAGCAACATGGTTGGACTAAGTACATTGGCGCTGCGCTTGTAATTGCATGGGTGTGTACGGCATACTACTTAGGCACGTGGATAATGGGATTAAAGGATGAACAAGAACCTCCGCAACCGTCTTTGGAAGAAAGAAAAGTTGAACCGATATCAGTTGTCGTCACAGCAACTGGACCGACAGTTGAAGAACAACATCTTACTGATGAACGTTATTGCTTATCTCTCAATATCTATCATGAGTCTCGGGGTGATTCTTTTGCTGGACAAGCTGCTGTCGCGGACGTTGTGATGAATCGTGTTGAGGATTCGTACTATCCTAACACGGTATGTGAAGTTGTAAAACAAACTGTCTGGGTTGAGAACTGGAAAGGTAACATGGTTCCTAAGCGACACATGTGTCAGTTCTCTTGGTTCTGTGATGGGATTAGTGATGAACCTGGTGATCCTGACGCTTGGTCAGAATCTTACATGATGGCAGAGGAAGTTTTCGACAAAGGTAACTGGCGAGGAATAACTGAGGGAGCGACTCACTATCATTCTTTGCAAGTGAGACCCAAGTGGGTCAAAGATCGTGGTATGGAATACACGGGAACAATCGGACAACATGAGTTTTATAGGTGGGAAAGATGAAGAGCAGAGTTAATTACAAGTTTTATGAAGACAAATTAATTCGGGAGTTACAAGAATATGTCGACAACACATACGACCAACATTATGCGACGGATAAGTACCAGGCTACTGATGTCATTATTGATTCTGGTCACGGTACTGGGTTTTGCTTGGGTAACGTCATCAAATATGCAAAGCGATATGGAAACAAAGGAAGTCCCTGCGACGCAAGAAAAGATTTAATGAAAATCTTGCACTATACTTTGATTCAGATGTATATTCATGATCAAGAGAATTTGGTGCAGGTCACAAATGTCACGCCTGCGCCTGGTCATAGTATAAACAACGCGACACCCGAAATGTGGGACGCTGCATATAGAGGAGCGTTGCGCGATGGGCAAAGTGATAAGTCTTGATGAGTATCGGTTAAAGAAAAACG